TCATCGTACACCTGTCTCTTCAAACAGTATTTCGAGTGTTTAATGACTCTGCAGTCATTGTAGCATGCATCATGCCATGTCACATCAAGCCTAGACAAGCATGTTGTATGACGGCACTAATATCATCGGCGCCGTGTGACGCCTACCCTGTGCGCGAATGTAGCTGTAAGGCAAGCTACCGCACACAGCCATTGGCACAACCGGCCTACCCCAAGCTACCGTCATTGGATCACCATCGATGCGTATATCCAACGCCATCAGCACCATCTTCACAGTTTCGAGCTCCATCACGCTTTTCATAAATGCAAATGGGAATAGACCTGACAGAGCACCACCTCTCGTTTTCTCCGTAAGCACACCAGTATAGCCATCGACTGTAGTCACGCCTGTCCTTAACTCTACCAAGTTGGAAGTTTTGCTTAGGCATTTGCTATACGACGCTTCTAGCATCAATTTTAAAAATTTTCCAGGTGCAAAACCAGCCTCCTTAACGAGCGCCAAATTTACGTGTTCTTCATAATAACTTTCCGTAGCATTTCTTGCTCTCCCCTCGAGATCAAGCGTGCCTGTTCTTGTCCAGCGCGTTTTAAGCGAATCAAACCCGAGCGAGTCGTGTGGTTGTAACACTGGTGAGTTGTCTAGGCTTGAGCGCAGCCCCACTATATTGTCGATATCAGCAGACAACGCTGGCAGCCGCCTCTTCAATGTGCGTTTGAAACACTTTAGAGGAAACAAACCAAAACCCCTGTTGTTGTTTGTCCAAAGCAAGCTCATGACACTGCTGACATATTCATCTGTATTTGTCATCTTCAACTGAGTCCAATTACCTGCAACCCCAGTGGCTATGCTTCTCGCTAAGTAACCACAAGCCCCAGACTTCCCAGCGCTGACTCTCAAATATTCTGCACACACACGTCCAACACCCTGCTTCGCCGGATTCAGCCTACAAGGCGATTCTGCCAGCAGCTCTAGTACCTGGCTCACAACATCAGTATCGTCACACAATGCCACGATATCATCGCCTGTATGCAACCATTCAAGCTTGCCATACAATTCACCTACTGCACACCTGATGTACGCAGCATTTAAAATGCAATTCACAAACGTTGTCGCGCGGTGACCACTCAACAATGTTCCAATTATCTTATGC